CGCAGCCAGCGTGCGTGCCGACCAGCCGGCCGCGCGCGGCTGCCCCACGCCATAGGAGCGCACTGGCGCGGATGGGTTCTCGATGATGACGAACACGGCCTGTCGTTGCAGGTTCTCAAGGTAGTAAGGGTCGCCGGTCAGCAGCAGCGGAAGGTACGAACAGGCTGGCTGGTGCGCCGAATCCATGACGATCCCGCTGCCCTTAGAATAGGTACCGTCGATGATCTCGGCGATCACGTCCGGCATCGTGTTGCTCCAGTTGTCGAGCACGCTAGCCGGCCCGTACGCCGGCTCGTTTGCTCCCAGCAACTCGAATATGCTGGTCACCGTGCCATCCCCACCGATGGTCAGGTCCACGGGAACCCGGTACTGTTGGTTGTTCGCATCGAGCAGGTAGTTCCACGTCGGCGGTGAGCCGTTCGGCGACAGCACGGTGCCTGGTGGGCCATGCACCGTTGCGTTCACGTATGACGTGCCGGAGGCATAGGTTATGAACGGATCGCCGGACTGCGCGTTGTACTGCGTCGCGTTCGGATACTGCACCACCGGGTCGATGACGGCGTTGGTATCGCGGTCGCAGTAGTCCCAGGTGAAGGTTCCTGCCGCCTCGCCTTGTGCGATCACGTCCGCCAAACAGGCCGGGTCGTCTTCGTGGCACACGTAGCTTCCCTGCCACGCCGTCAGATGTCCGATGTCTCCGCGGCCGCCGGTCTGCGGCATGTACGGACAGAGACCGGCCATGCCCATGATCTCGTAGCTGACGTGCCCGTAGCTGACCTCCTGACCGCGCGTGAGCCGAGGATCAAAACGGGGCAGCAGCTTGTTGGCGTACAACGAGGCCATGCCCCGCATCGGGAACGGCCACTCGCAGGAAACCCAGCGCCATCGCTGGTACGCCGAGTGTGAGGGGCAGTGCAGGGTGACTGGCGCCAAAAGCTCACTGCCCTCGATCGTCACGTCGTACTCGGGCAGATTGTAGTGCGCGGCGTCCTGCCAGAATCCCTGACCGAACACCACACTGACACGCTGCTCCATGCGTCGGATGTCGATGCGGATCGGCGTGTCGGGATGGGTCACGCGGGTGCAACGCTCGGCAAACCGCATGTCCGGATCGTGGTAGGTGCCGAGATCGGCGCCATCTGATTCATCGAACACGAAGCTTGCACCGGTCATCGCCACCGTCACGCGCAGCGTCCCTGCGGCCGGCGGCTCGATCGGTGGCCGGTCTGGACGCGGTGGCCGATCTGGCCTGGGTGGCACGTCGATCGGCGGATCGGGCGGCACAGGCTCCGGTGGCGTCACCTCGATCGAGCCGCTCGTAGTGCTCTCGAATGTGCCGGTGATTGTCGTGCCGTCCGCAGCGGTTGCCGTGATCGTGCCGGCGATGTGGATCGTGGCGCTCATGACTGACCTTTCAGACAGGCGGAGATGACGGGGGTGATCATCCGCTCGCGGGCACTGTCGCGGCGGTCGAGGAACCAGAACAGGCAGACGAGGAAGGCAGCGTTCAGCAGGATCACCAGTAGGAACTGCGCCGGTAGGGCGGTGAGCACCTTGCTGCTCGCCTCGATGGCGCCATGCGCGATGCCCTTGGCCTCTCCCTCGGTCATGTCACCGGCCCCTTGATCCCGTACTTGGCTGGGATCGGTATCTTGCCTTGCGACGGGTCAGTGTTTTGAGGGAGGGTCGCGTCCGTCAGCATCCGGGTCCACAGCTTTGTCGAGGCCGCTGTCACCTCGGTGTGCCCGGCCTGCCATGCAAGATTCAGCGCCATCCCCAGCAATCCGTAATAGTCGTATTGGCCATAAGCCATGACCGGCATGACAGTCGGAGACGGCGGACCAGGCGGCCCATAAATATTCGCTTGTTGACCGTTGACGGGATTAGCCCAGAGCGTCACGCTCTTTTGCCACATAATTTGGTAATTAGGGTACCATAGGCTCCCTTGGGTGTCCGATGTCTTGGCTCCGTAGATCGTTGGCCAGCCGCTTCCCCAACCAACACCACCATCATCGGCCAGTCTTGCGATCTGTTGCTGCACAAACCACGACACGATGGCTGGCCATATCGCAATGGTCGGATGCAGAAAAACGATCATAGATAGACCAGACAGACAGATGTCTTCCTGATACTGCTCGTACCATGTCACGGTATTGTCGGGAGAGTTAAGCTCGGTGGATGCCCAGACACCGCCGCTAGTGCCCGAAAGGCCAGCGGAGCCGGCGACGACATGGAATACGGTTCGTATCGTTGCCGTGCTGTCCAGCGTTTCCGTCTTGAAAAGAGGCGCCCATTGATTAAGCATCCCTATAAACAACGATTGCGGATGCAACCACGAGGGCGGTGATACTGGCGAGACCTTCGCCGCCGATGCCAGGGTGCGCGCTGTCCATCCCGTCGACCTAGCCTGGAGGACCCCGTATGTTCGCACAGCCGCGCTGGGATTTTCCATCAGGTTAAACATAACCTGGCGTTGCAGGTTCTCCAGAAAATAGGAGTCTCCGGTCAGTAGGTAAGGCACATAGCTCATGGCTGGCTGATGCGACGAGTCCATAGAGACACCGGAACCCACACTGCCATTGCCGCCTGGCACGGTGCTCTGGGTGATCGTCACAGTACCGGCGAGCGAGCCGAGGTTGAATGGCAGAACCGGCCGCAACGTGGTCAGGCTCTCGACAAACTGCGTGGTAATCGTCCCCCCGGCGCCGATGGTATAGTTGAATCTGATCTTGGCGTTGGTGGCATCATACATGATACCGGTCTCGAATGTAACGTCCGTTCCGGTGGTGTCGCCGTTGATCAGTTGCCCAGGCGGCCCGGTCACATCAACGAAGGTGTAGCCATTGCCGTATGGTACGACAATCAATGGGTCTGACTGATGGCGCGGATCAACGGTCGCGGCTGGGTAGGTCTGGAAGGCGTCGATAAGATTGTTGGTCGCCGGATCAACATAGTCCCAGTTGTAGCTACCGCCGGTCTCGGCCTCTCCCAGCATGGTTGCCTTGGCGGACGTATTGCTCTCGTTGCCAAGATACCAAGCCTGCGCCTCCGTCACGATGCCAATGTCCGAGCGTCCGCCGGTCTGCGGCATGTAAGGGGTCAGGCCATCAAACGTCAGCGGTGTGAAGGGGGTCTGGTTGACCGCCGCGCCAGGGAACGGATCACCGCCGCGCGTCATGCCGAACACGAACTCCGGCAGCGTCTTCGCGGCATAGATCGTCGCGGCTGACTTCAGTGCGAAGGGCCATGGCTGAGAGACCCAGCGCCAGCGAGCATAGCCGTTGTGATACGGCAGGTTGATGGTGACGGGGCCGCCAGTCAGTTCACTCCCCGAGATGACCACGGTGTATGGATCAACCACAACACCGGAGGAGGGATTGTTGAAGTACCCGTAGCCGACCACTACCGATACCCGGTTGCCGGTGCTGAGCCGGCGGAAGTCCACCCGGAACAGCGTGCCGGTGACCTTGGTGCGGAAACAGGTTTCGGTGAAGCGCCCGTCCGGATCGGAATAGGTGCCGAGATTGACTCCGGCAGACTCATCGAACACCAGATTGGCGCCGCCAGCCAGCGTGAACGTCGCGCGCAACGTGCCGGGAGTGACCGTGCTCGATGTGATCGAGGTGTTCGCCGTGGCGGTGATCGTGGGCGTCGCCGTGATCTTCATCGTCACGACAGCGGTTCTGGTCCCGTCCGTGGCGTAGGTGTGGCCGGTCGCACCGGCCACCGTGAAGCTGGTAGGACCGCCGCTGACAGTGCCGGCGACCACACCGCCGCCATCGCCCCAGTTTACCGTGCCGGTCATCTGAGCGGCCGTCTTGGTCGGATCGCTGCATGTGAACTGAGCCACCGCAGCGGTGTAGGGCGTGCCCGTTGTCGCGGTCAGGGTAAGACCGGTGCCGGTGATGGTGATGGATGATGCCGGGTTGACGGTCATCGAACTGTTCGCGGTGCCGATAACCGTGGGCGTCGCCGTGAGCTTCATCGTGGCGTTTACGGTGAACGGCCCTGCTGCCGAATAGGTATGCGACGGTCCCGCCACCTGAAAGTTCGTCGGGCCGCCGGTCACGGTTCCGGCCATGACACCGGTCCCGTCACCAAAGTCCACGGTACCGGTCATCTGCGCTGCGGTCTTCGTCGGGTCACTGCACGCGAAGTTGGCGACCGTTCCGGTGAACGGAGTGCCCGCTGTGGCGGTCAGTACCAGAGGATCGCCAGTGATCGTTGTGGTGGGACCGAGGCCACTGTTGCCAGCCCGCCAGGCGGTCCCGACGATCGCTGCGCCGCCGAGCAGAAACGCACGCCTCTTGTTCATCATGGGATGCCTACGACGTTGCCGCCCCCGAAGAAGGTCGCGGTGTGACTGGTCGAGGTGTTGCCCTCTAGGAAGTAGATGACACCGCCGAGCGTGTGGATGGCGGCGGCCGACTGAAGGTCCATCACGCAGTACCTCAGCGAGTTGCTGGTATTGAGACCCTGGTTCGTGCTCTCGGTGGCATAGTTGATGCAGTTGTTGCTGTCGGCGGTCGCGAGCTTCTGGATCGTGGTGTTGTGCCACTCGAAGTAACCGCCCTCCGGCATGTCGACGCACGCGCCATGCAAGGACTCGTAGAAGCCGCCATAGGAATAGAGGTTGGACGCCCTGCACTTGATGGCGTGCGCCTCCAGAGGATTGCGGCTGTCGACATTGATGAGCGTGACCGAGGTCGCGGCGCCGAAATAGGCGTTGTGGGTCAAACTCCCGGTGTTGTTGGGCAGGCCATTGTGCAACAGCCGGGTGTTGGCCACAGTGATACGCACCACCGCCGGGTTGGATGAGCCGATGCCGTTCTGATTGTCGTGGAGGAAGCCGCCGACGACGGTGTTGACGCTGCCGGCGCCGTCCGAGGAAATGCGGATGGCGCTGGTCAGATCACCGCCGGTCCAGAACGCATTGTCGGTGCCGACACCAGTGATTTCGCCTGGGTAGACGAGGATGTTCGGTGCGAATAATTCGATGGCGCCTTTGCCACCTCCTGCCAAAGACCCCGGCGGCACATGGTTGAAGTCCCAGACACAGCCTCTGAAATCCAGCAGGATGCTCTTGTTGATGGTTAGCGATTCTGCGGGTTGGGCCGGGTCAACGACGATGCGGTCGAAGTCGGAGGCGGCAGCGAGCGCGGCGGCGATGGTGGCATAGGTCTGGCCGGGGCCGACGCGGCGGAGTGTTCCGGAGAAGGCAGCGCCCGGTTCTGCCGCCTGCCGCCAGCCGCCGAGCGAGAGGGCACCGAGGCCAGCCAGTACATGGCGCCGGCTCAGTTCCACGCAGCGAACCCGGAGGGTAGCGTGGTCAGGATGAACGGGGTGCCGCCTGTGCCGGTGGTATTGAGCGTGGCCCCGGCCGGCGCCTGCACGCCGAACATGATGAAGACGTTCGGGAACGAGCCATAATCAGTTAGGGGTATGCCCCCGGTGGTGGTTCCGGGGTTCTGTTGGGCGAGACTCTGGGCGTTCCATGTCGGCGGCGAGGTGCCCTGATATGTCAGGTTCGCGACCCACAGTAAGTTGTTTGAAAGATCGAGAGCGAAGCCCAACACGTCATCATTATTCTGGCACGCCGCCGCCGAGCCGTTGGTGTTGACCCCGTTGTGGGTCACGATCATGCCTTGGGCACTAATATTGTTCGACATGACGAAGCCATAGGTCGTCAGATCACCGGTCTGACCAAATCCTGCGGTCAGCGATGAAGAAGCCAAGCCGGTCGCGAGTTGCGCCACGTAATCCGTGCTGGTGTTGAGGCATTTGATCTCGAAATAGAACTTTCCGCCACCGGTCGTGCCACTCCGGCTCGTGGTGGTGCGAACGGACCTGCCTGTGCTGTCCGGTGCAATGGCTGTCAGGTTGCCGCCCGATAGCGTGATGCCGGAATTGTGGGCCGGGTCCCAGGTCGTCGCCCCACCACCCGTCACAACGGTCGGCTGGACATTAGGACCATAGCGTTTGGCGCCAAATCCGAGCGGCTGGTTCGTGGCATTCGGCGAGACCGGCTGTGCCGTCGCAGCCACCGCCGACAGCGCGAACCACAGAGCCAGAAACCACCGCATCAGTTGTACCCGTAACCGGCGATGGCACGGGCATCCGATGCGATCACCGATACCGCATTGGCCGAGGGCGCGAGGTTGTAAGCGTCGCCCGGCTTGATGCAGATCGTGGAGCCGGATGAGGACGTGCCAGCCGCAGTGCTGAGTTCGTTGATACACAAATTCGTGGTGGCCACCAACGGATTGACGATGAAGCCGCCCTTGAGACGATGATTGGCGGACAACGCATTGACCGCCGTGCCGGCTGTAGTCGTGGCGACATCCAGCGCGGTGACGGTGACGGTGCCTGGCATGATGGCCACCGGCAGTGCACCGGTCCCCCCGCCTTGGACGCCGACAAGGCTGGTCGGCGGCGTGCCGGGAGCACTGACGCCGGCCTTCAAGTCGAGGTCGATCTGCTTCCAACACGCCATCGCGGTGATCGAGCCGGTACAGGCAGCGGTATCGCCCTTGGTTCCGAGGGTCACGATGGACCCATCCGCCGCGTTCACCGGTCCCTCGCCTGCCGGATTGATGAGCCAGCTTTGCGTCAGCACGCCAGGATTGGTGATGACGTGCTTGAACATCGACGTGCCGCCGACAACCACTCCGGCCATCGGCGTCAGTGTTCCGGTCGTCGGCACCGTGATGCTGATGGTCGTGTCAGTCGCCCAAGCGGATGCCGGCAGCAGGGCGAGGCAGGCAAACAGTAGCTTCTTCATCAGGTCCCCCTCGCGGCTACAGCGCCGCTGGCAAGTAGATCAGGTTGCAGGTTTGCGAGAAGTCGAGGCTGTTGGTGCAGCCGGTCACCGCCGTGGCGGTGATGGTAATCGGCGCCGACGTGAACGGGCTGTTGGAGAACGAGGTGTCGGTCACACGCACCGTGATCGAGTAAGTGCCCGGTGGCTGTACCCCGTTGGTCAGCAGGTGGTTGCTTCCCGACGGGGAGATGACGAACCGGCCAGAGTCGGTGCCACCGAGCGGACCATAGCCGCCAGTGAAGGTTCCGCTGGAGACGATGGTGGTGAAATCACCGACCGCTGTGCCGCTCGCTGAATTGCCGGGGAAGCTGCTGGGAGATAGCGACACCGCCGTTATCGTCGGTCCCGCAGTCGTGCCAGAGATGGTGATCGGGGCCGAGGTGAATGGCGAATTCGTAAAGGCCGCATCGGTGGCCCGCACCGTGACGCTGTAGGTGCCGGTGGCCGCCACACCATTCGTCGCAATCTGGTTGCCGTTCACGATCTGGAATTGCGAAGGGTTGGTGCCGCCCAGAGGACCGTAGGTGCCACCGAACGATCCGGCGGAAACCGTCGTGCTCAGTGTGCCGACGATCGTGCCGCTGGCCGAACCGCCGATGAAGTTGGTCGGGGATAACGCGACCGCGTTGATGGTAGCCGGAGGAGCCGTGCCGGTAATCGGGATTGCCACCGAGGTGAACGGCGAATTGCTGAAGCTCGCATCCGTGCCGGTGATGGTGATCGAGTAGCTGCCTGCCGGCTGGGTGCCGTTCAGCACGAGGTTGCTGCCGGCAATGCGGAACTTCGATCCGTCAGTGCCACCCGGACCCGAGTAGGTGCCACTGAAGGTGCCGGACGAGACCGTGGTGCTGATGGTGCCCACGATGGTGCCGTCGCCGGAGCCGCCGGGGAAGTTGTTGTTGCTCAACTGGATGCTGGAGATGGTGGGCGGCCCTGCGGTGCCACAGACCGTCAGCGCACCACCGGTCAGGATCACGACAGTGCCGATGGGCTGGCCGACACAGGTGGTTGGCAGGCCGGAAACTGCGAGAGTTCCGGTCAGTGAGGTTCGGGCGGAGTTGTTGCCGATGCTGATCGTGCTCGCTGATCCGCCGAGTGCCATGCCGCTCGCCGTCGAATCATAGGTCGTGGCCTGGAGTGGACCCGCGACCGTGAACTGATTGGCCGTGCCGCCGGCATTCATCTGCACCGGGTTATTGAAAATGCCGCTGCTGCCGCAGGCGCCAGCCGCCAGCAGACGCCCGGTCGTATCGGCGTAGGTCGCGCATTGACCGGCGACCACGGGAGGGGTCGGGCCTACAGTGAACGTTCCGGTCGCTATGGCCCAGTCAGTCAGGTCGTTATGATTGAGTATCACCGCGCCAGTTTTGCCGGCGACCGAGGTCACGCCGCCGACCGGCGCCGGCTGACAGTTGAGCACCGTGCCGTTCCAGGAAAGCGGGCCAGAGCAGGCTGGCAGATCGAGCTTCTTGGCCCACCACATATTCACTTCGTCGGCGGTCGGCACGTAGCGGTCGGACCAGTTTGGCGATGACTGCGCAAGTACGGTTGCGGGCAGCAGGAACAGCAGCAGGGCGGCAAGAAGCTTACGCATCCGGCACATCCTCCGGTACAGCCGACAGGTGTGGCTCGTGATCGCCCGGCAGCGGCACGCTGCCCGGCATCTGGATCGCGGCGAAACCGGGACGGGGGTCGCGCGGGCCAATCGAGTCGGGGCCGATGATGATCGGCCGGCGGCCATTCGGCTGCGGTTCATCGAGACAGTTACGGCACACCAACAGCCCCAGGTTGGCGAGTTCCGAACCACGCCAGTCGGACTGCCAGGTCAGGTCGCGATGCAGATATTTGAAGCCGCAGCGGTCGCACCAACCCGGCGGTTCGGGGTGTCGCCAACTGGCCGGGGCACGGGGAGAGTGGGGAACAGGCACGCGCGCACTCCCGCAAGGGGGCGGCCGGCGCGGCCTGATGACAGTGGTTTAGCCTAGTCTGAGAACAGATGCACCATACCAGGCGGCTCGCGCTTGCGCAGCCCCTTCTTCTCCTCGCGCAACTGACGGCGCTCGCCAAGCTCCGGCTGGGTGATCGACTTGGGCGGCGCCTGGATACCGAAGAACGACAGCAGCCGGTCGGCTCGCGTGGTGCCCTCGGCCTCGCCCACCTTCATGTACGACCGGATCGAGAACGGCAGCAGTTGATTGACGGCGTAGTCGGCGTACTGGGCAGCGGTGCTGCTGTCGCGCAGGTCGGTGGCGATCGGGCGGCCGTAGTAGTCCTGGTTGTGGTAGAGTTCCTGAAGCGTCTGCACCAGCGGGTGAGTCTTGTTCAGCAGCGTCTGGACCGGCGCGTGGGTGTACTCGATCACGTCCTTCCAGTAGGACGGCAGCGACCAGCGGGTCGGCTCGCCCTTCTCGTCGGTGCCGCCGTTCAGCGGGAAGAAGGCATCCATGGGCTGTTGCGGCCCCTGTCCGGTCGCCGCATAGGTCAGCATCGAGCCCCACAGCGCGACCACCGCCGGCATCGCCATGGAGTAGGCCATGCGGGCAGTGAACTCGGGACGACGTAGATGGGCCATGTCGTTGACCGCGCGCAGCCCGTCCAGTGTGCCGCCGGCCAGTTCGCGGATCGTGCCCAGGTTCCAGCCCACCGACCGCTGCATGATGAAAGCGATGTCCTTCATCGTCTTGTTCCAGAACACGTTGTCGTAGCGCATCTGGCCGAGCCGGTTGTCCACGCTGTCGGAGAACTTGATCATCGCCGCGCTACGCTCCTCGGGCGTCGCGTTCGGGTTCATCCGCTGCCAGTTCTCCGCCATGGCCGCGAACACGCCGGCCTTGATCCGGGGCACGAACGCCCCCATGAGCGGTTCGTTCATGGTATCTACGGCGCGGAACGCAAGTTGGAGCGGCACCAACAGCGCCTTTTCCGGCAGCGTCTTGGCATCCCCCAGCATCTGCCACGCCGCGTAGAACGGCGAGGTGGGGTGCTGCATGTCGGTCCAGTTCTTGAAGAACGCGCCGCTGGCGTTGGAGCGGTAGAAGTCCGGCATGGTGAACTGGCCGCCGCCCTGATTCATCAGGTTGGCAACCCGAGCCCAGCGCGGATCGGCGTTCTGCGGATCGAGCCACGCGGTGCGGAACTGGCCGCCCTGGCGGGCTGCCTTCGCCATCGCGAGCGGCGTGGTGCCGAGCAGGATGTTGCCCAGGCCGCGCCCTAGCTGGCCTTCCAATGTCTGCTGCACCCCGAGCGCCACGGTCGAGATCATGCTGTCCATCGTCACGAAGGTCGCATGGAACATGGACAGGCCAAGCTGCATCATGTTGAGGAAATTGCCAGAGCGGCGGAACGCGTCGTAGACCGCCGACTCGCCGGCCAGACCACGGCTCATGTAGTTGTTGAAGATTCGTGCCGCTGGCTCAGCCGCCCAGTAGGACCCTGGCGACAGCCGGCCCCACCCGGCCGGATTGGCGGCGCCGATCAGTTGCGGTTTGAACATCCGGTCGTTCAGTTCCACCATGCCGGCGTCACGGGCGGCACTCTCGTTGCCGGCGGGCACGAAGCGGGCGATGCCCTTGGCCTTCAACTCGTCGTACATATGGTTGCCGAAGTAGAACTTCTGCATCTCGCGCAGCTTGATAAGCTGCATGTCGATCGGGTTGTAGGTGACCGGTGTCAGTTTGCCGACCTGAATGCCTTCACGCTGGGTCGCGTAGTAGCGTTGCTTCAGGAATGCCTTGCCGCCTTCCAGCGGCTGCTTGGACGCGGCGGCGCGGGCTGCCTCGGGGCTCCAGTCGGACCAGATGTGGCCCATGTAGTTCTGGATGGCATTGGTAAGGAGGCCCTTGCCCATGCCCTGGATGGCACGGGTCCAGCGGTCCAGTTCGCCGCGCAGCAGGTCCATCGCGTTCTGGAGTTCCGGGGTCTTCTGCCGCTGCCCGGTCTCGGCGCGGTAGGTGGCTTCCTCCTGTTCCGCCTGCGGCAGCTTGTCGACGTAGAAGCGTGCCGCCGAGACGGCATGGACCGACTGGTCGTAGGCACGCTGGGCGCGCGATGACCAGGGGCGGACAGTCTGTTCGGTCGAGGCGGCGCCGCGCATCGAGGTGGGCGCGAACGCGGCCCTGATCTCACCGATCCAGCGGTCGAGGCCCTTCTTGTCGCGCAGTACCTCGTACGGCGGCGGGCCTAGGCCGAGCCCTCTGGGGGCGCGGGCAAAGAGCGTTCCCTGAACAGGTGGGGGTTGGCCTTTTGGTATCTGATCGAAGCCTGGACCTTCCTGATCAGCCCCTGGTCTACCGCCTGCCGGCGCAGTGGCGGCGGCGCTTTGCGCATCCGCTCCAGGAAGGCGAGCAAGTCCTTCATCGGGGAGAACGGATTGGGTGTATCTATCATGTACCGACGCGGCATGGCCCGCAGTCTCCAAAACCTGTCGCAATGCCCGCTCTATAGGAGGCGGCATTTTCTGGGAGGACACATAGTCAATCTGTCCCTGCGCATGAAGGATGCGATTGAGCATATCGTCGTAGCCTAGCGTGGCTTCGTCCGGGGTCAGGTGTCCTGCGGCAACCAGTTTCCCCAGAACTCTTTGAACACCCCGCTCCAAGTTCGCCACAGCCTGCTCGAAAGCCTTCTGTATCATCCCGAGCGCCTTTGGACGCGCTCTCGCCAGGTCGGCAAATTGGCCGGTCGCCCTGGCGCTGAAAAATTCACCATCATGCCCGACGGCAACGACGTGGCTGAGTGCTGGATGAAGCGCCATCACCAGGTCGGCCATAGACAAAGATACGGTACCGCTAAATTCCTCGAATGGCGGATGGTTGTGGTGCAGCGTAACCGAGTCGTCCGGCAGTTTGTCCAGCATCTCGATCGGCACTTCCACCGACTTCACGTTGGCGATTTGCGTCTGAACCGCGTCGGTGGCCTCGTGGATGATCTGTCCGGTGGCGTTGTCGACGAACGCCATATGCTCGTTGCCCGACACGCGTCCTGCGGCGACCACCCGATCGGCGGCGAGCCGATGCCCTGTCGGCTGAGGAGCCTGCTCGACTGGCGCCGCCGGCTGCTCTAGCGGCAGCCCAGGGTATATCGTCTCAGGCTCCTCAAACATGCCGCCCGGCGCTTGCTGCGGCACACGTGGCTGTAACGCGCCGCGACCGGCCTGATCGCGCGCCGCCTGCGCCTGTTGGGCGGATGGTCCCATACCGGGCATCTGCTCCTGGCGGGGATCGTTGCCGATGGTGAACTCAGGCGCTCGCGGCGCTCGCCCGGCTGCCGGACCACCGAAGATGTCGCCCTGTCCTGGGGCGATCTCCCGGCGTCGCGCCTCTAGTTCGGTCGCCGGGCCTTCTCCTGCGCCCGCTTGTCCGCGTCCTGCATCCCCAGAAGGAACCTGGTCTTGTCGTATAGGCGTTTCGCCAGCGCCCTCTGCTCGTCCGACGACCCCGGGTTCGCCAGGACCTGCCGCGCGTTGCTCCACATCTGTAGCGTCCGGCGTCTGCTGATACTCACGTTCCAGGTCCTCCAAGGTCCGTGCCTGCGACTGTCCGTAAACTTCGGCTTCCTTGGCCTGTCCGCCAACCCCCTTCGACAACGCTCGGTGTATTTCAATGGCGTCATGCTCCTGCTGCGCCATCTCATCGGCACGCTGTTCGGTCGTCATCTTCTCGCGCAGCATGTCGTGGAACGTCGCAGCGGTCACGCCGCTGATCGGCAGTCCGTGAACCAGCGCCGCCCGTTTGATTTCTTCGTTGTAGTCGAGCGCCTGGTGGTGGGCGTCGGCGCGTTCCGCGTCGTGCATCGAGTAGACCGGCGCACGGTTGTGGTCCTGGTCGATAGCGTTCAGCAGTTCGCGGTAGTCGTTGGTTCCTTCAGGCAGGTAGCCTGCCTCGACTGCCGCCTGAGTCGCAGCGTCCAGCGTGCGGCCCTTACTGTTGATCAGGCCGATGCGGTTCTTTTTGTCCCCGCCGATGATCTGGAGGATTTCGCCGCTGGAATCCTGCACCCCACCAGGGTCCGCCCGCTGGTGAATACCGGAACCGGTGACGATCTTCTGGATCAACCACTGGTTCAGCCGCATCGGTGCCGGCGGCACAGGCTGCAACGGCGTCCGCCTGCCACCCTCCGGCGTCGGCGCAATATCCGGGGCGCCGAAGGTGCCGGAGGGTGGAGGTGGCTCTGGCGGGAGGGTGCCAGGCACTTCGCCGGTCGGGGTTGGGAGTGGGGTCGGAGTTGGCTCGCGGGGCGGCGTGTTGAACAGGTCCGGCGCCCGCGTCGGCGGCGGCAGTGTGCCGGTCGACGGAGGACGGGTGGGGTCGAACAACGTGCCCGTCGCTGTGGGAGACGGCGTGCCCGGCGGCGCGGCGCCCTCTGGCGGCTGGCCCTGTGCGATGTCCAGCAACGTCTTTTCCGGACCGGCTGGCGGTCGCGCAGGCGGCGGTGTTGGAGGTGTTGGCCCGGCAGGTGTGGTCGGGGCGGGTTCAGCGGCCGCCGCCTGCGCTTCGGCCTCCTCGTTCGCCGCCTGCTCCGGGGTGCGCGCTGGAGCGCCTGGAGGCCCGGCTGGCGGCGTCTCAGCGCCCGGTGGTGTCCCTGCCGGCCTGCCGGCTGCGATACGGTCCAGCGCCCGCTCAGCGCCAAAGTGAGCCAGTGCCGGGGCCGCCGTGCCGACCACCGCGCCTGGCACACCAGCCAACAGGTCCTGCCCGACCGGCTTGCCCTCGGCGACGTTGGTCGCTGCCTGTTCCCCGATCGCAACACCGGGCTGAATGCCCGCCGCCTGGAACATCATCTGCTTCAGCCGGCCGGTCAGGGCTTGTTGGACCGCCTCGGAATTGATGCCGAGCGTCCTCGCCAGGGCGGCCGGCGTGATACCGAAGGCCGCGAACCCGGCGCCCGTGAACGCCGCGCCGATCCCGGTCTTGACCATGGCACGATCGAAGGCACCGTCCGGATCGTTCGGTGTCGCCTGTAGCTCCGCGCCCCAGGTTTCGCCGAGTGAGGAGGCGGCATGACCCAGTGCGGCGCCCATGGCGCCAAACGCCAGACCGACCGGGTTGTCCGGTCCGCCGCCGAACAGCGACCCGCCGAAGAAACCCGCCATGGCCGGTGACGACGCCAGCAGGCCGTAGACGCCCTTCTGCGCCAGCACGCCGGGTCTGAGGAAATCGCCCCACTCGATCGGCTGCGCGGCGACGATGTTCGGCGTCACGGTGCCGGGACGCGCGCCGACCAGGGCGCCAGCCGTCGCCCCGATGCCACGGAAGGGCGCCTTGGCGCCCTCTACCGCTGCGTTCCAAAGTCCGGTGTCGTTCGGCGCCACCGGTCCGGTCCGCGACGCCTCGTCGGTTTGCGCCATTGGCAGTGTCGCCACCGCCTGCGCGCTGGTCAGTGGGCGGTCGCCGCCGGGGATGGCCGCCTGCTGACGCCCAAACGGATTGTCGGAGGGTGCGGCCTGCTGGCGCCCGAAAGGGTTGTCGTCAGGGGCGGCCGGCGCGGCTGCCGCTGCCTTGGGCCGCGGTGCCTGCGCCGTCATGGCGCCATAGCCGGCGGAGGGATGCACCGCGCCCGCGACCGCGCCGGTGAAGTAGGCGCCGTGCTGCTGCGCTGTCTGCTCCAGCATGGGGTTCAGTCGCGCCAGGTCAGGCCGGTTGCCGACGCCGACCAGCGATATGTCGGACACGCCAAGGCCACGCAGCTTGGCGATCTGCTTGTCCACCAGGTCGATCTGGTGCGGATCGTTGCTGGCCCCGCTCGACAGGATCACCGGGCGGCCGCGCAACAGGTCGGGCTGGTTCTTTTCGATGTACTCGATCTTGTCCAGCACCTTGCGCGGGTTGTCGCCAACCGTGGTCATGCCCTGGTAGCGACCCTGATTGCGGATACCCTCGCCGAGACTGTCGCCGATCACGTAGGGCGTGGAGTCTGTCGGCGCTGGAGGTCGTGTCGGCTGTGTCGCTTGTGTCGACTGAGGTTGCGGCGGTGCGGGCTGCGACGGCTGCGGCTGATACTTGCGGCGAAACGCATCGACCCGCGACATCACGTCGTTGACGTACTGCTCTTGGGTATCCGTCCAGGTGCTGGGGTCTGGCCCACGGTTGTACGCCGCCAGCGCCATCGCGGGGTTCTGCCCGAACTTGTCGAGCATTTCGCGGAAGTACTTCGTGCCGGCGAAAACGTTCTGTCGCTTGTTGAACGGATCGGTGATGCCGAAATTCTGAAAGTTCCGGTCGTTGATCTGCATCAGCCCGTAGTCGGTGGTGCCGTTCTCATTGGTGTTCGTTGCATTCGGGTTGCCGCCGCTTTCGTGCCCGATCAGCGCGTGGATGTACGACGGGTCGACGCGGTACTGGGATGCAGCATCCTGGACGATCGCGTCGGTCAGGCTCCCCGCCGCAGGCGCCTGTGCCGGAGCCTGCTGCCCGAATGGGTTGTCATCAGGCGGCATCAGGGCGCCGCGAGGGCACGATCCGCTGCGCCCTGCCCATACACCTGATCGAACTGCGCCTTGCGTTGAGGTGAGTGATCCTGCTTGAGCAATGCCACGTCGTGATCCGGTGGCTGGCCGCCCTGTGGCGTTGCTTGAGCACCGGTCGGCCGCGCCAGAACCGGCGCGGTCTGCGTGGCGCGTCCCTGCGCTACTTTGGCGAGCGCCGCCGGCATGTCCTTTGGCGACGCGGCCAGATGGGATGCCGCCAGGATGTCGGTGTCGTTGGCGTGCTGGAGGGCTCGGTACTCGGCGGCGTCGGCCGTCGCCTCCATCCCCATCCGGCGAAGCTCGCGCGATTTCTCCGCGTTGTCGGCGCCTTGCATGAGCCGCACCCAACCCTGCTGGATACGCTCGTTGCCCTGGCGCTCGATGCGCGCCTGGGTGCCTTGCTTGATAGCGAGGTTGCCAATGCCGAGTTCCTCGCGAAGCTTCCGATCCGCATCCTTGCTGGCGCTCGTCATGTCCTGACCGCGCCGCACCGCCTCGTCACGTAGTTCAGTCCACCGCGCGTAGGTGTCGGCCCGCTGTTGCCCGGTCGCGGCCTTTTGCTGGTTGACGTTGCCCATCGTCTGCCGCCAGGCCGCCGTGTCGGCAATCCGCGCCTTGGCCTCCTGGACCTGCACCATCAGCTTGTCGGCGGCCTGCTCGTGGCTCATGTAGGTTTCGAGCCCGTGCTTGGCGCCCGCACCGATATTGACCAACGGGAACGGCGACGTGCCGGCCGCCATCGAGAACCCGGCATCCGCCAGCGCCAGCCATGGATCGGCTCGCTTCGGCATCTGGATATCGGACGCGGTGAAGCGATCCAGGCTGGGTTGCCCAAGACCGCCGCTGGTCGTGGTGGCGGCAAGACCTGGACCGGGCGCTGGGGTGGTCTCATCGCCGGTTTCCGTCGTGTCGGCATAGCGCCGTGGCCGCCCGTCGGGCTGATCTGGGGCAGAAATCTGTGACGGCGTGACCTGCCCAGGAACATCGCTGCGAGCGCCCGCAGCCGGCGCGTCGATGTTCGGATCGGGCGACGGCGCCGACCCGAGACCGGGACCTGGCAGGGTGGTCCCCACGCTTCGGTTCGGGTCTTCCGTGGCCGTGAACCCCGCCAGTCCTCGGTCCGACTTGCCTAGATTATTGAAGAAGTCATCCACCTGCTTCGACGGATCGGGGACCGACGGCTGTGTCGGTGCTGGCGCCGGCGCGGTCGAACTCGCCGGCTTCGGTGCGGCGGATGCGGTCGAACGACCGGCAAAAAGGTTGGTGTAGAAGTCGTGGAGACGTTCCCCTGGCGTCTTCTGCGCGGCCTGGCCACTGCCGGACATCGGTGGAGCGTTCTGGTCGACGCGATGCTGAAGGTCCATCAGTCGCGAGCCGATCGGACGGTTGGTGATAAGGCTGCCAGTGTCCGCATTCGGGTTGCCCAGCGAGGTGTAGGGATCGAGGTCGCCCATGTCGGTAATATCGCCGCCGGCCTGGTAGCCAGGGCGACCGCCGATGGCGAACCCGCGCAGCGCGCCGATCGAGCCGCCGCGAGCACCGAAACCCTCGCTGGAGCCGGCGCCAGTGGAATCCTGGTTGGCGCCTCCGCCAGCCGCCTCGGCCGCTGCACCCCCGAGTTCGCCGCCTGCCCCCACGCCCTCGGGTGCGCCGCCTTCCCCGCCCTGCGCCGCGTTGCTGAAGGGACCGTTCCACCAGTCCGCCGGTTGCATAATCGGTGGAGGCGGCGGCGCAGCCGGTGCAGGAGCCGGAGCAGGAGCCACTGCCGGCGGCGGCATGGGAGGCGGTTTATAAGCACCCGCCTGGGTCGTGGTCAGGTAATTATTCAGCGCGTCAATCGTCGGCGACGTGGTGCGACTGCCGACCTGCATCATCGGCACGGCAAACCCGGTCTTCGGCGAGGTGTCCGAGGTGATGCTGATGGTCGGGTAGCTGGGGGCGGTGGTCGGTGGCGGCACGGGTGCCGTGGCACCACCACCGGCACGGCGCGGGATGCGCCCGCCGCGCTCCAGTGCAATCAGAGTTGCTGCCAGCCCGGCGACCTTGCCGATCCCGCCGATAATGCTGGCCGCATCGCTGAGACCAGAGCCGCCACCGCTGCCACTCGGGATCATCGAGGTCGACGACGTATCCTGCCCCGCAGACGAGATGCCTGGGACCGGCGGCGGCGGCACGACGCTGATGCTCACATCGGGTGGCAGGTCCAGCGCGTCGCCTGCGCTGTCGTCCTTGCCGCTCAGAGTGCCGAAACCACCCCATGGCGGCGGTACAGTAGCCGGCTTCACCTGGGGTCCAGTAGACCCGCCGGAGGCGAGGTTCCGCACCGCGCCTCCGCGTGCGCCGCCCTCGAAAGGATTGCCGCCGCCGCCGGTAAAGTTAGAACCCAGCGCGTCGAACAGGCTGCCACTGCTGGCATCGGGAAGCAGGCTGGCAGGCGTAGACTCTGGGAAGCTGAACCCTCCTGAGTTGCCGCCGCCGAACAGCCCAGCACTGTTGGCCGCGCCGGCAAGCCCGGCGGCGCCGGTCAGCACGCCGCCGATCTGCGAATAGGGTGACGGTCCCGGCTGCGTCAGGGTGCTGGTGCCCCCCGCCGCGTTCGCCAGTTGCCCGAGTACACCGGACTCCCACCCGGTAGTCTGGAACGGATACGCCTGCGCGGCCAGGAACTGCTCAAACGGGATGTTCAAGCCCTGCTGGGCTTGCTGCTGCTGCTGGCCGCCAGCACCCATCAGAGCCTGGATGTCCTGGAGCGTGCTGGACTGCGCCAGTTGCCCGAGGTTGCCGTAGCCCGAGGCGGCCTGCGAATTCAGCCACGCATTCGCTTCATTGGCACCGAGCCCCATCTGCCCCAATGCGGCGGTCCCCTGCCCGGCCTGCATCTGAAGCCCGGCCTGCCCTTGCGCGGCCCCAAGACCCAACTGCCCGAGACCAGCAAACCCCTGTCCCGCAGCCTGCTGCAACGCCGCCTGTTGCTGCGCAGCGGTGAGGTTCTGCTGGCCAACCCCAAGCAGTCCCTGCGCCGCTGCCTGCCGACGCGCCGCATCCGCCTGCTGCGCCGCCAGTTGGGTCTGCTGCTGGGTGTTGAATTCCTGCTGCGCTTGGCCGAAGCCTTGCGAATACAGCCCGGCGAGGACCGGCGCCTGCGCCAGTTGCTGCTGGCCGGCCAGCACGCCTTGTGCGACGCCGGCCCGATCGCCACCCAGTGCGCCCTGCGATGCCGCCTGTCCGCGTAGCTGGTTGGCCTGGATGGCGTTCTGATTGGCGAACTGCGCTTGCGTGGCGTTGACGACGTTCTGGACGTAGGGGTTGAAATACTGCGAGACCGCCTGACCGCTGTACGCCGTCGGGTCGATGTTGCCGGTGGTGCCACTATAGAGGCCGGCGGCCTGCTGGTTGGTCGGCGCGACCGCCCCCGGCAGGTTCGCACTGCCTGCCTGGTTGAAATAGCTACCTGCCTGGTTCGAGAACGGCTGGACAGCACCCGGCAGGTTCGCCCCGGCTGCCTGTCCGAAATACCCCTGCGCAGTGTCCAGATAGGGCTGAAGCTGCGGCAACAGCGGCGTGGTGGCGGCGTCGAGGTGCTGCGACGCGGCGTTGAGGTACGGCGCCTCCAAACCGGGCAACTGGCTGGTGAGGTCGAAGCCCTGAAGCTGTTGCGGGCTGAAAGGCGCCTGGAGCGAGCCGGGGTAGTTCTGATACGGGGCCGCGCCCGCCTGCTGGACCTGACCTAGCTGGCTGGAGAGCGCGTCGACGAATTGCGGTGGTGGCTGGTGCGACTGGGTTGTGGTGAGGGTAGAGCCGCCACCGCTGCTACCGCCGCCGCCCTTATAGACTAGGGCCGCGCGTCCCCAGTCCTCACTGTGATTGATCCCCCGCATCGGCAGGCGCCCTGTCCATGTAGCGGAAAGTTCCGCTACCAATCAGAAACGTCTGCGCAACAGGGCGCCCGTAACGCGCATACGCCTTAGCCTTGCGCTCCTGATCCTCCTTAGCCATGACGCCAAGCAGGACCGGAGTGCGAACGCCTTCCTCGAACCACCTGGCAAACCGCATCAGGGTTGCAAAGTGCCTCGACCGACGGTGCTCCGGGTGAACATAGACCAGAAGGTCGCTGTACCACCAGCTTGCCGCATCGCCGTACCACATCCGGTTCGGCTGTAGTCCAAGAGCCGCCTCGATGCGCTGCGGCCCTCGCGTCAGGACGATCGGATAGCTCTCACGGCGTATCGCCTTGTCGATCACATCGCGGACGACATTGTGGTCGATGCCGCCCCAGCCGTTCTCCTCGTAGGCAAGCAGGAAGGTCTCGAATATCTCGTCGCGGTCCCGCTCCTCGATCCACCGCAACCCCTTAAACGGCAGCAGCATGACGCCTGCGGCGCAGCTTGTAGGCCGGGTCCTCGCCGACGAACCGCTGTTGCCACACGCCGTCCGGCATCGGCCCCCAGGAGAACACTGCGCCGATCTGCGGAATGCGACGTAATATCGAATGAAACTTCCCGTCCAGATCGGCCGTTGTCGTCAGGGTAGCGAACAGCGGCAGTTGCACCGTCTCCGCTGCCCATTTGGAGAACTCAAGCAATCGCGTGTGGTGATCGCCCTTGCGGTAGTCCTCATGCACCCCAAGCCACTGCACCCGCAGATGCTGGGCTTCCGAGTAGGGATAGCGTTCGATCGACAGCCCGACCGAAGCTTCGATGCCATCCGGTCCGGTGATCAGACCGGCGATGGCGCCGTCCTGATTAACGCAGCGCACCACCAGGCCGGTCACCCGTGCCTCGCTGACCGGTTGGACAGCTTCCTCCAGCAGGATGAAAGTGGCAGAGACGATCAGCCGCGCTGCGTGTTCTGGACCAGCACGGGTCACCGATTGCGGATTTTCAGACATTGCCCCACCGTTATCTTGCCTTGACTGGCCCCTTCAAGCCCTTCAGGTCCTTGATGTGACTCTTGCGCGCCTGAATGACGAACGCCTCCAGAATCTTATGCCCACGCCGGAGGTCGCCGCCGCCGATCTGTGCCACCTGCTCCGGCGTGATGATGAACTCGCCACCGGCCGCCATGATCGGCACACCCTCGGTCCTGCCGCCCTGGGTCTTGAACCGGGGCATCCCGATGCCTCTGGTGCCACGCGGCATCGCCACACCACGCGGTCCGGTGGTGAGCGCCATATGCAGCGCGTGGGCACCGGCCAGCGAGTTACCCTCACCGAAGCCGCTCACTACGTCGGCAGGAATCACGAACGAGTCTGCGGCCGGGTTCGCGTTGATCTTGTCGGTGCGGCCAGGGATTTTGCTGTTTAGGAAGCCCGAGGTCGGGGCGCCGCCCACGCTGGGGTGACGCTCCCATGGCGGCACCGCCTGACTCATCGAGATGCCGGACATCGGACCACCGAACGCGAACCCCTGCGGCGGCTGCGCGACTGGCGACGCCGGTTGCTGCGTCGGCGCGGGTTGTGCGGACGGTGCCGGCTGCGAGCCTGCCGTCGCCCATTTCTGCGCCAGCACGCGCTGCGCCATCGGCGCCAGCGGCGAGCCCTGTAGCCGCACCGCCATCTCCTGCAACTGCTCGCGCGGCATCGCATTGAACCGCTGGAGATAGTTCTGCGACACCGGGTTCATGGTCGCCAGGCTCGGCGTCAGCGAACCGGCGTCCTGGACGAAGCCGCCATCCGCCCGGCGTGGATGCCGCCGCGCGTTGCTCAATGCCGCTGCGACCGCCTGCTTCTGCGGATGGCCGCTGTGGACCATTTCGGAGATGTTCCGGGAGATCGTCTTCCGGTCCGATCCAGCGGCGAGTGGCATCAGCGTTTACCTTTCTTCGGCGCGGCCTTCTTCAGCGCCCGCTTCTTGCGCGTCTTGGTGCGTTTGATGCGGTTGGCCGGCGGGACCTCGGGTGGTGGCTGATACAGTTCCCTCTCGCTCAATGCCTCCCACCGCTCCCCCAGCGGGCCTTCCCTGCGCCGGCACGCAATGACATCGCCCTTGCGGTAGGTGTGCTGCTTGGCAGGGTTGAGCGGATTGGCATCGAGGCAGACGAACACGGTGTTGCGGTTGATCACTCTGGACACCGGGGCGCGAACCATTTCCCCCGGTAGTGCGATTGTCAGGACGGTATCCACGGCGGGCAAATACATCTGTACCCCCTAAGCTGCGACCGGTGCTCCCGACAAGTACGAATACCACGACCCAGTGGTCGGGTTCCAGAATACCGGCACGCCGGTCCCGGCCCCTGCGCCCTCGCCCGGCTTGCGGCCGTTCGACGCCCATGCCGGAGCGCCATTGCCGTTCCCGGTGGTCGGCAGCGAGGCGACTGTGTAGCTCGGCGGGGCCTGCACGATCGCGATGCCGCCGGCGAGCTTCTGCTCGATCGCCGACAGCATTCGCAGGATCAACTGCCACACATTGACCAGAGGATCGAGTGAGCCGCTCATCGCCGGCCTGCCGGCGCCAGCCGGTAGCGAAATGCCCCAAGCCTCGCAAAACTCCCCAGATCGCGCGAGCCGACCTGGAAGGCGATCTGGCGGCCACGTACCCGGACATTCAGGTAGCGATCCGACGGCCAGTAGAACGGATAAGGCCCATACACGCGCGGGTCGTCGCCCGGCGCGTCGACCGCCAGGATGCTGATCTGCAACACGATCGGGTCCTCGGCATGAACGTCCGGCACGATCATGTCCACGAACGAGTAGCTGGTGCCGTCGGCAATGTCGGCATAGCCGGTGGTAAACGACCACTCCAGCACTGCTCCGTTGGCGTCGCGGCCGACCTCGTGCTCCTGCAAAGTGCCATCGGTCATCGCCCTGATCGGGTTGCCGTAGGGCGAATGATCGGTCCAGGCGGTGCCGTCGAGGATGCCGAAGTCCCAGGGACGGGCCTGGTCCATGTAGTTCATCTTGATGTAGCCGATGTCTCCGGCATGAACGCCGTAGAGCGGCACGTCGCGGACGATCGGGAACACCCAGGAAGCCTCGTTGAACAGCGTGTTCAGCGCCGCAAAGATTTGCTCGCTCTGCTCGAAATCGGCGGTTTCGTAGAAGAAGTCCCACACCGGGCAATCCACCGCCCGGACGCTGCCGTCGAACACGAAGAACTGCCGCTTGCTGGGCCACATCGTCACATTGCCGAACACCACCACACTGCGCAGCGACAGCGCCTCGCAGTTGGTCGCCACCCGGTTGATGCCGAACACGAATGGCAGCCCCTGGTAGGTCATGGTCCACAGATCGAGGTCGGTCCAGATCAAGGCACCGAGACCGACCGCCAGGCCGGACACCGCCTTTGACCCGGTGGGTAGCTGGAAGCTACCAGCCTGGTTGGTGGCCGATGCCACGAAGTCGGTGCGATTGCCCGAGTCGCACCACCGCAGCAACGTCGGAAACTGGGTGCCGCCGAACTCGGAGCCGAACGCGATCAGAATCTGCACCTGAGGCATCATGAACACGCCCCGGTTCTTGGCCGGCGACGTACCGCCGAGCGGCTGTGCCCGCTGCGGCGACCCCGGCGGCCAGTAATAGATCGCGCCATCGGACGGACTGGCGATCAGGTCCTGGCCCCAGTGATCCAGCGACCATTGCCGCAGGTACGCGATCGTCGCAGCACTGCCGGCAAGTCCCCAGTCGCCAGCACCCCAGTCGCCCATGCCCCAGCCGCCGAGCGGCGTGTTCACCGCAAGGCCGGATGGCAGAAAGTAGTCGATGCGGGCGTTGCCGCCGTTCTCGCTGACCGTCGCCAGCGAGGTCGCCGCAGTTGGTCCGGTGATGGTGAAGGTGTTGGCGTCGATCACCGTTTGAACCTGGAAGGCACCCTGTAGGATGATCCCGCCAACCGTGGTCGACACCTCGACCGGGAACAGCGAGCCAATGAGAAGCCCATGGTTCGCCAGGCCGACGTTCACGTTCCCGGAGCCGATCGAGGTGGTGGTAAAGGCGGGCACCGCCCCACCAGCCGTCACCGTCGCTGTGGGCGCCATCGGAACGGTGATGCTGTAGTGGGTCGCGTCGGCCACGCCGTCGATCGGGTAGTAGCCATACAGCACAACACCACCGACGCTGACCTGGGTCTCCAGGTACAGCCAGTCGCCGATGTTGACCGGCGGCGGCACCGGGTCGCGGATCGTCACGCTGGTCGACCCGGCCGTGGTGCTGAAGGCGACCGCCGGGTTGGTCGTCGAGACCAGCGGCGTGATGTCCTGGCTTGCGCCGCCGTTCAGCACCGACAGCCGCTGTTCGGTCCCGATCGCCAGGTAGGCGCTGCCGGTGAAATCCGCCCAGCCCAGCAGCGCGCGGCAGGTGCCGATGAACTTCGGCACGCCGGGCAGTTGCTGCCAGCCACCCAGCTTCTGTGGCAGCGAGCCGAACCAGCGCAACAGTTGCGAGCGCGAGACGCCGCCCTCGTTCAGCGTCGCGGTTCGCTCCAGGTTGACGCCCGGCCGGAGTTGCAGCTTGCCGAGCGGCATCGGTTACTTGTGCTTGTTGTCTCGCCCGTGCTCCGGGGCGTGATCGTCCTTGGTCGTTGCCCGAGGCTCCGGCTCCTTGCTCGGCCCCTGACGCATCGCCTTGCCGACATTCGCCAGCCTGGGGTCCTCGTCGGAAAGCGTCACAGCGCCCTCCGGGTGATCCTCCATGGTGGCGTCCTTGAACACCTCGACGACGTTGCCTTCGCCGTCCAGCCTCGCGAATACCGTCATGTGCGTGCCTCCAGTGCTGCTATGCGTGCCAGTGCGGCGGCCAGCTTGGCGGACTGGTCTTGCAGGGCCGCCGTCAGAAAGGCGATGTGGATGTTGTAGTCGATCGACGCCCGCTTGCCGGGTTCGACAATGCCGTCGCCGTCGGCAAAGTCCGGGTGGGGATCGTCGACCTGCATCACCGCAAGAGCGCGTTCGTTCGCCAGGTCGTCCTGCGCGACGAAGCCGGCGGATGGTTTGCCGCCGAGGCCCTCCGCCATCATCTTCATGGTGTAGGTGTAAGGCTTCGCCTTTTCGACCCAGGCCGAGCCGGCTTCCGGTGTGATAGCAACGAGATCGTCTTTCAGCCTTCGATCCGATCCGGTCGCCAGACCGCCGCCCGCGAACCAGTTACCGCCGGTATTGACGCCGATGCCGAAGGTCCACCCGGTGAAACCACTGCCGCCATTGCCATAGATGCTGCCGGTCCCGGACAGGACGGTTCCACCCGTGACATTGACCATGCAGTTGATGTCGCAGCCGCCATTGCCGACAGCAAGTATTCGCACGCGTGCCGCGTTACCGGCGGACAGGTCGTTCTCGGCGCGCACGTCGCCGTTGCTATGGATGTAGTCGCCATACCAGCCGGCGCCAGGACGATTAGTGACGCCGTTGCCATCGCCTTGCAGCGTGAAGTTGATGGTGCCACCTTCAACGAACCGCCACGCGCCGTCATTACCCCGTTGCAGGTAGTAGAGTGGGTTGTTGGCGACAAAGAAGTTGCCGGTTTCCGACATGATGGAGTTGCCATAGACCCAGCCGGCGTCGGCATGGATGTCGTGGCGCGCGTAAACGTCGCCGTTGGGCATCACCCTGAAGTTCTCGGTGTCGTTCTCGACAAATCGCCAGCCTCCATCACCCGGACTGCGCGCCAGGTAATAGTGAATGTTGCTCGCGACATAGAACGCGCCGCTGCGCGACATGAAGTGATCGGCGTCGCTGCTGCCGATGGAGTTGATGTAGCCACTGGTCAGGCTCGCGGCGGTGGTCAGATTGCCGCTGCCATCCAGCGTCATCATGTAACCGTTCGGGGACGCCCAGCGGCGGGTGCCGGTGGCGTTCTCCCAGCGGTCATACCAACCGCCAGCACGGTACTGCGTGATCTTGTCGTTCGAGCCGGTCTCTAAGTAGCTGTGCCACTCGTAGCCGTTGAACGAGTTCCAATAGAGCCCATCATGGCCGCCTGCATTGTCGACGATGACGCCGGTTCCCGCGACCAGCCGACCGGACCCGGCGACCTGTCCGGTGATGGTCGCGCTGCTGTTGATCGTTACGGGGGCATTGACGACAAAGGAGAAGCCGCCGAGTTGCCACCCGTTCGTCCCGTCGGCGTTGATGTTGATCGTAGTGCCGGAGCCAAAGCCGATATACCCCATCCGCACGTTGGCTGGACTGAAGAAGGCGATGTATCCGCTGTTGTTGGCGCCGCCGGAGTTCAGTTGTACGGTGCCCAGCCCTCCGGGACCGAACGTAGCCAGGGTCCCAACGACGGCCAGATTGCCGTTGGTCACGGTATTGCCGGCGTTGTCGACAGATAGGGTGACGATAGTCTGCGCCTGATTCCACAGTCTGATCCCGGCGCCGGGGCCGAAAATGTCCGTGGTATTGGCAGTGCTGATCCCGATCACCGGACGCACCGTGCCGGCATTATCCTTGCCGTACAGGAATCTGGCGTTGGTGGTCAGGATCAGGTTGCCACCGACATTGGCATCCCCTGTGACATTGAGGGTCGGCAGCGTGCTGACATGCGCGACAATCTCGGTGACATTCACGCCATCGCAGTCATAAAGCACCGAAAAACCGGGAGACAGTGTAAGCACCGCGCCGGTCCCGCCAGTGGTCAGCTTGACGGGCTGCGCACCAGACGTGAGGTCGACCGCCAGGCCAATACGGCGGGCTGGCGGGATGGTCACCGTACAGCCACCCGCTGCCGGGATGCCGGTGAACCGCAGCATCGCCGGTCGCGCCTCGTCCGGCGCGTTGTTGGCGGTGGTCAGCGTGTGCGAACTCAGCCCCGTCAGGTCCACAACTGAACGACCGGACGCGCCCTGCTCGATCAGCGGGAACCATTGGTCGCACACCGCGCCCCAGGCGTTGCGCACCGACAGATCGCCCGGCGGCATGACCGGGCCTCTGTATATCTCTGTGTATGTTACGGCCATTACGGTGCATCCCCCTGACCGGCGGGCGGCGGACTGCCGGTGAGTTGCGGGGCCGCCGCTGCCATGGCGCGATACAGCGAGCCCTGTCCCTGCCGCATCGCTTCTTCCTGCATCGCGGTCTGCAACGCCTCCTGGTATTGCGCCACCCAGGACACCGCCATCCTGGGATCGTCGGACTGCGCGCCGTAATCGCGCATCCACCCCGTGGCCTCGACCATGCAGCCCTTGAACAACAGGTCTGGGAACGTTCGCGACAGCCAGGTCTCGGTGATGACCGCACTCATGCCGGCCGGACGCCACACGCCGGTCACCCGCACCGGATACACGTCAGCCGGCGTCGGCGCGACCACCATCGTCTGGTCGTCAAGCATGTTGTAGTAGGCAAAGGGAAAGCCTGGCTCACCAACGACTGTCGGCGACGGCCAGATACTGTCGATGAACTCGATGCTGGTCGGCATGAACTGTATCCACCCAGGCTGGCCGTTCAGCGCGTGAGGGTGAAGCATCGCCACCGCCTCGACGATCATCGGATACTGGAACGCGACCGGCATTCCGTGGATCGACTGACCGAACATGCTGCCAAGGTCGATAGTGCGACGGCCGACGGTGGTGGTCAGCGACATGTTCTGTCCGCTCGCCGCCGAGGGGATGAGCTTGCGGTAAATCCGCTGCTCGGCATTGGTAATGAAGCTGGGCAGCGCCGCCGTGAACTCGGGCGCAGGCGTGCCTTGCGTCGTATAATTCGTGATGTCGGCAATGAGCGAATTGTAGTCCATGGCTCAGTACTGGAAATACGGACTGAAGTCGGGACGGATATGCGTCGGAACCTTCTCACGGTCCTCCATGCTGGCTTCCTGCCACAGCGCCGCCGCGATCCCGGCCAGCACCTGGTAGCGCGCGAACGCCCATTTCAGCGAGATCGCCGCTGCCACCGCAGCGGTGTAGGCCGGCAGAAACCGGTAATGCACGTCGACCACGCGCCCCATCGTCGGGTCGGCATCGTCCTGGCGATACATCGCGTTGATCACCAGCGTGTAGTGGTCGTCCTGCTCCGGCACCTGCCACAGATGGATTTGCGGCGAGTGCGCGCGCTCGAACCAGAAGCTGGTCGGCGGACCCTGCGTCAGCTTGTTGGGTATCTGCGCATAGTTGGTGCGCGACAGCGGATACAGCATGAAATCCTGCTGGATACCGCCCAGGTTGATGCGGCGGTAGACATCCAGCACGTCGATGGTTCCCGGGTCGAGCGGGTGCTGCGCTTCACCCTTAAACAGCGGGAACGCCAGTTGTTCGACTTTCCACAGGTTAATGCCGCGATTGGCCCATGCTACAATGACGAAATTCATGCTGCGGCGACCCGAGATGAACTGCTCGGACGTGATCGAATTCGGGTGGATGTCGCACATCTCGAAGGCTTCGAGCAGGATGTCGCTGCCGGCCGGGGTGTAGCCGGAGTGCCCGCCGATCGGGCTGACGCCGATCTCGAAATCGCCAAGCGCACCGGAGCCGGTGTCAGGATCGGACGGGCCGCTGGAGGACATGGCCTACCCCTTCCCGATGCCGGGATAACGCCTGTGAACCGCCGCCCTGATCTGCTTCTGCTTTGCCGGTCCGGCATGGCCGATCATCTGCAAGGCTTTGCGCGCGTGTTCCGGATCATTGATCGGATAGCTTCCCGCACCCTTGCCACCCGGTCCCTTGCCCTGACCAGGTGCGGCGAACTCGCTAGACTTCAGATGCCTGCGATCCCCTGCGGTCAGCCGTGCCACGGCTCACACACATTCTGCGACGGACTCGCCCTCGTGGCCGCCTTCGCTCTTGCCCTTGGCGCTGTCGGACGAATGCGCCGAGGACATCGGGCTGCCGCCCTTCGACTTCATGCCGTGAACCGACCCGCCATGGGCGCGCTTCTGGATCGACCCACCGCGCTGCTTCTGGTCCAGTCGGGGCGCCGGGGGCGCTCCACCGACCGAGCCGCCCTCACGCCGCTTGGGCACCGTGGCGCCCCCTTTGGCGAAGCCGTCGCCGCTGGTCTTCTTCGCCGCAGCCATCGCTGGCGAGCCCACCGCATTGTACTCGTGCATCGTGGCCCCACCGCGTGCCCGGCGCTTCAGCACTCTTGCCATTGCCGCCTCCTAGTTCCTGTTGGTGATGCCGGCCTGGACGGCATCAAGGGTGAGCGTGCCGGTGCCAGCCGTGACGTTGGCCCGCCAGTAACGCACTGGGTAAGGGAAGGTGAACGTCGCCGAGATGGTCGCCGCCGCGACCGTGGTCGGCCGCACGATCGCCACCGTGCCGGGCGTCGCCATGTCCTCCTGGGTGTACTCGATGCTCCAGGTCACGGTCCCGGTCACCCCGCCGTCGATCTGCAACGAGAACGGGTCCAAGTGGATGTTGGCGTTCTTCCACGGGGTGACGCCGACGCCAGTCTGGGTGATCTGGACCGGGACCATCAGAAGTTGCTGTCGTTCTGGAACGCCTGGGGGACGTACTTGATGGTCACCAAGGTATTCCCGGCCGAAGTCGCCCCAGTTGGCGTCACGGTGGCGACGATGTTACCCCCGGCGACCGCCGACATCGCGGTCAACTGCGCCGCCGTGTAGGTCGGCAATGTCCGTGCCGCCGCCGCCTTCACGTCGATCGCCGAGGAGAATTGCGTGCCGGCCGCCACAGTTCCCACCGTCAGCACCGCTGAGGTGGCGGAGTTCCACGCGGTCAGCGGGTCGACGATGATGTCGGTCAGTTGCGAGCCTTGCGGCACCGCGAACGTCGCCGACACCGCCGTGGCGCCGGCCTGTCCGATCGGCAGCGACTGGCTGCACACCACCTCGCCCATGTTGGCCGGCGTGGTGCCGCACAGCAGCGGACTGCCGAAGGAGGTTCCTGGTCCTGCCATGTCACGCTCCTATGCGGTCGGTGCCGTCCACCAGATGCCACGTGGATTGCGGATACCAGACCCGTACCGCTCATAGCCAATGACAAGCAGGTTGCCAGTCGTCGGATCGACTTGCAGGTCCATCTCGAACGGCACGCGATCGTAGTACACAAGCCCCTTCACATTGGTCAGGATGCCCCATGCGAAGTTGCTGGTGAGGAACTCGCTGATCGCATACCCGTCCGGCAGCGCGCCGGACGACAGGATCGCGGAGACATCGTTGTTCGCCGTCCCAACCCGCAACTCGGTCTTGAACAGCCGCTCCATGCTCCACTGCAACGCCAGCGGACCGATCACCTTCATGCCGCGCGACATCACCAGCAACCCGGCCTGGTCGGGGAACTGGCGGATTTGGTTCAACGCGCTTTCGACCGCTGACTCGTTGAAGTCGAGATCGACCGCCGGGCGGTTGGCGTAAGTGCCGTTGTCGATCGGATGCGCCGTCGACGCCAGAGGCTGCTGATCACCACCGAACAACGGATTAGCCACCGTAGCATTGTTCAGTAACTGGTGATTCAGTATTTCCTTGGTTTGAGCAAAACTTTCAACAAGGCCCATAGCCTGCGGATTAAATTGATCTTTATACAAATTATCGTCAAGGCTTTCCCGGCTCATTGCGAATCCCAAACCGATGCCCCGGTGTTCTATATTCCACACGAAACGTTCGCCTGGCGCATTATCGAACGTTGTAGCGCCACCCTCGGACTTTAGTTCGGCAAGTCCGGTGTACCGCATCTCGCCGATGCGCTCCAGCGCCATCTTCGACGTGCCTTCGGCGAGGAACTCTCGCCACCGCGTCGGTAGCTCGGGATATTTCCCGGTGAGATCGGCAAGCCCCGGCAGCAGCAGGTCGGGGATAGAACTTCTGTTGATAGGCATACCGAACTACCCCTTTCTCGCTATTACGTCCTGCCGGTTGGGCTGCCCGCAGAAAGCTGCGGCGTGTTCTGGATCACCTCTAGCCACTGGTTGTCGTTGACCTCGGTGTAGAGGGCATTGATCGCGGGTGCGGGCAGGATGCGGATGATGCGGAACGGCAATGTCGCCGTGACAGCCGGCGTGCCGGTCACTCCCGCCGTCGAGAAGCCAAGACCGACCGGCACGCCGGGCACACCTGGCGTGGTGGTATCCACGTCGAGGTTCTGTCCCACGACAGCCTGCGTCAGCGCGGTGCCGTGATACTGCACCTGGAATGTCAGATTCGGGTCGCTGTCGACATCGGCAGTGACGATCAGCGCCGAGTTGACCAGCGATACGCCAGGCCATTTCGGTGACCACCGCGTGCGACCGAGACCAGGGTCATAGAACCGGCAACCACGGAATATCCCACAGGTCCCGACCGTTCCACCCGCAACCACCAACTCGACAAACCCCGTGGTGCCGATCTTTACCGGGTCGCCATAGCCAATGACGGTCGCGTAATTATACGCAACCCGCATCTCCTGGCTCATGTAGTTGGGGGTGCCGCCAGCCCTCATGCGGCTGGTCTGGAAGCCGGACGGGGCGTACGTGTTCGCTGCCATGGAACATGCTCCACGAATGGAGGCGTCCCACGGCGCGCAGGTAGCCTGTGTTTATCTCAGGGGAGGGCAGCGTGCCCGGTCATGCCGTCAACCCGGCGCGGGAACGGCAGAGGCCGGTAACATGCCCGTAATGCCGGCAGACCGTCAAGCGTCACCGCGCTGGCATCAGATGCGCCCCATCAGCAACAAGACCAGCACCACGATCAGGATGATCCCGACCACACCGATCCCTGGTCCGTAGTACGGGTAGTTGGCGTTCCAGCCAGCGTGGTAGCCGTAGCCGCCACCCAGCAGCATCACCACCAGCAGCACCACCACGATCAGCAGCACAGGACTCATCGCGCGGGCGCCTTGCCGTACTGCGCTTCCTTCAGCAGCGCCTCATACTCCAGATCACGGTGCGCGAACCGCGTCGGTTCGACCAACTTCCAGCCATCCTGGTACCAACCCGGCACCCGGCCACGAACCGGAGCCACCTCATACCACTTCACGTCCAACAGCCAGTGCGGCGAGACGAACACCAGGATCGGTGTGTCGTCATGTGGCGCTTCCTCGATCGGATGAATCTCGACCATACCTCACTCCGTAACAAAATCGTCCTCGGGCGGGGCGTAGCTGCGCTTCAGCCCGCGTCCCGCCGCCCGATGCCCAGCCAACCCCAGACGCTGCAACTGATCCGACACTTGCGTGCGCGCCGCCTTGCCGTCCAGATCACGCGCCTCGGTGCTGATCTCCTCCGGACGCTCCATCAGAATCTGTCCGCCACGGACGATCTCGGCGTCCTTGCCCAACCGCTTGCCGGACAGTTCCTCGTGACGGCCCGCCGGGACCGCCACCCAGCCGTTCGCCTCGTAGTTGACCATGCCTTCGATGTTCTCGGCCCCCAACACGTACTTGGCCTTCCACTCGTAGGCCATGCCGGGCGGCTTCTTCGACAGGTCAACCTCGAACCGCGTCGATGGCGTCCTGATCCGCACTCGTTGCCCAGCCCGCTGCTCGCTGCGATTGCCCAACCCAGCCCGCTGTTCCGTCAAGGTGATCGCCATCAGTTCAGTCTCCCCGCCTTGCGCAACGCCACCAGGTTCTCGGCGTAGACCCGGTAGCGGCTTTTCACCAGTTCGCCGTTCACCATCTTGTCCTGTTCCGGCCGCAGCGGCATCGAGATGTCCGCCGCCTCGATCTGCTCCGGCGTCAACCTCGGCAGCCGCCCCGCCTGATCGCGCTGCGCACCGCCGGCCTGCGGCGTCCGCCTGGTCACCGGCATTGCCGCGTTCTCCCGCCGCGCCGGCTGATAGGTTTCATCCAGGTCTTCCTCCTGACCATACTGCTCCGCCGACGCACGTTGGCGAGGCTCCGCGCCATTCCCGGCCCGGCCTTCCTCCTCGCTCGACCCCAGGAACGCGTCGATGGCACGGAAATACGCGCGGCTGCCGCGCTGGATGCCTTCGGCCAGCGCCGCGTTATGCGCCGATGCCACCTGATACTGGTACCGGGTGTCGGTGAAATACTGCGGATGCTCCTCCAGCCACTCCCGCTCCGCCGGCAGAAATCGCGACATATCCACGCCGTTGCGCATCTCCGGCTGCGGTTGCTGGCGGGCCTGCTGCGCCGCCTGCTGCTCCTGCATCGCCTTGGCATCGGCGAGCCACCGCTTCTTCTGCTCGACCATCGCCACGACGCCGCCGACCCGCGCGAGCTTCACCTGCGCCGCTCCCAGCGCCTTGAAGTCGCCCGCCTCCTGCGCGGCGGCAATCTGCGCCGCCAGCGATTCCTCCTCGGCTTCCGCCTGCGCCATCTCGGCGTCCAGCTTCGCCTCCTCGGCGACCCACCGGTTCGCCGCTGCATCCGCTGCCGACCCGCGCGCCTCGTCGCGTTGTCGCTCCGCTGCCGCCCGCGCCTGATCCGCCGCCGTTGCCCGATCCGCCAGCCGGCGGACCTTGGCCTGTTCGTCGGACAGTAACTGCCGCAGGTCCTCCTCGGTTATCGCTTCGCCGTCAGGCCGGTCAGTCCCGCTCATCTTTCCCCTCCCCACGCAGGATGCCATGCTCCGCATCCGGCACGGCGTTCGCCTCCGCCAGCGCGCGCTCCAGACATGCCTTTGCCCACCGCGTGATGTGATCCCGCTCCAGCACCCCAGGATCAATGGTCGACAGCCGCATCTCGACATCCGCCTTCAGCAGCGGGTCAGAACGCATCGCCGACACCAACTCGCGATACTTCTCGCCACCAGCCCCGACCGTCAGATTGGTTTCAGCCGCAACGGCATTGAGGTGCTCGGTGATGTTCATCGCACCAGGTCCGGATCATCGAGGATCGCCCGCACATTCACGTCCTCGACGAACCGGAACCGATCCTTGCCATACGACTTCGGCCCGATGTCCAAAGGCCATCCCTCCGATACATTGGCAATCACCCAGTCGCCGACCTTGGGGGCCAGACCGCCCCAACGATGCCGCTCGTCTTCCTCGAATGCCGCCGGACCAAGTGCCACGACCATGCCGACCTTGCCCTGGTACTTAGCCTCCGCCATCGACACGTCCGTCCGCACCAACTGCCGCCCGTCAAGTCCCTTGATCCCCAAATCCTGCTGCTCTTTGTAGACGCACACCAGGACCTCGGTACCAAGCGGATGCACGGCACCGACCCAATCCTTGATCTCGCGCCACAAGACAGCCTTGGGTCCGTCCTTCAGCTTCAGCGGAACCACCGCCTGCTGCGTCGCCTCGCTCATCAATGATCCTCCACCCGCGTCAACTCGTCCGCCAACTCCAGCACCTCACGCAGCGTCCGCACCCGCGTGAATGCCACCAGGTACTGGTCCGGTGGCAACGCACGGACGAAGAAGTCCTCCTGCGCTATCGCCAGCATCTCCCGCAGCCTCGGCTCCAGGCGCATCCATAGCTGCGGGTCGAAGTAGCTCGGCCGACTATCGGGGCTTCGCGCCATACGCCTTGATCTTCTCCAGCCTGCCCGCTGCGCCCCCAGCACCATCATCCAGCGGATACTTCACGCCACCGCCCCGCTTCATCCCTGGCGGGCGCGGTGGCGGCATCCCTGGCGGCCCCATGCCTGGCGGCCCCATGCCAGGACGCGGCATCCCCAGCCCAGGCGGTCCCATGCCAGGGGGCGGCGGACCACCCGGACCGCCTGGTCCCGCACCCATCCCCGGAGGTGGCATTCCACCAGGCGGTGGCATCCCACCCGGCGGAGGTCCCATCCCCGGCGGCAACCCGCCCGGCGGACGCGGAGGCGGCAACGGCCCGGCCCCACCACCCAATGGCGGGCGCGGCGCACCACCCCCGCCCTGTGGTGCCACAATCACGTTCACATGCGTCGAGTGGCCCTTCTTCGACCGGCCGCCGCGCGTGGTCCCGCCTCGGGCAAACCCCTCACCGGAAGGCACCGCCCCGCCCTCGGCATAGCCGCCAGGGTAACGGCGCCCCACCACCTGCTTCGCCGACTTCTTCGCCAGGGCGGCGGGCTTCACCATCCCTTTGACGAGCGCCCGGTCCTCGCGCTCGTCGTCGTGTAGATCATGCGCTTTCGAGGTCGCGCCGCCACGCGCATACCCCGCCCGCGACAGCATCCCCAGCGCCTTCGACTGATGATTGTCCGCCATGCTCTACCCCTTCCTCGGCGCAGGTCGCTTCCTCGCCGCCATTTTCTTCACCCCGAGCTCACCCTTCGACTGCACCGCCGCCTGCTTGCGCTGCTCCGCGCCTTCGGTCGCCTGATGTGCCCGCTGCTGCGCACCCTCAACCGCAGTCGACTGGCGTTCCGCCTCACCCTGCTGCGCTTCGTGCGCCAGCCCCTCCTGGTGCTGCTGATGCTGGAGCGCCTGCCCTTGCTGCTCGACCGCCAGACCCTGCTGGTCGCGCTGATGCTCCATCGCCATCCCCTGCGTCTCGCGCTCGTGCTGCATCTGCTGGCCCTGGTGCTGGATCGACGCCTGCTCGCGTGCCCGCTCGTTCTCCATCTGCGCCCGCACCTGCTCGGTACCGACCCGCTGCTTCTCCACCTCCAGCCGCATCCGCTCGATCGCCAACTGCTGCGCCCGGTCCGCCGCCTGGTTCTGTGCGTCGGACTGCATCTCCTGCTGCTGGGTGTTGGCCTGCATCAACTCGTTGGCCGCGCGCCGCTGATCTGTCACCACGTCCTGCTGCGCCTTCTGCGCCTTGGTCTTCGCCTCCAGCATCCGCGCCTGACCGATCAGCGGATCAGGCGGCGCCGGCCCAGGCGCACCACCGGGCTGCGGTGCCGGATCGTGGATGAACTCCGCGGCGTCATTGACGCCGACCTGCTTCCACGCCCTGATATGCACCTTCGCCCGATCGTAAATGTCCGGGTTCTGCCCCGCCACCGTCACCATCGCGGTTGCCAGCATCACCCGGTGCAACTGGCTCGGCACGTTGGGATCGGCCTGCGGCACCAACTCCTGGTCCATCACCTCCTCGCGGGTGCGCGCCTGGTACGCCGGATTGCGGTTGAGCGCCTTCAGACTCTCCGGGTCCTCGGCGAACAAATCCCGAAACAGCGTCAACTCGCGGGTCAGCGAACGATACGCCCGGCCTTGCACCGACGTTGCAATTTTCGTTGCCTGTTCGACCAGCGCCATCATGGTGCCGACCGGAACGTCCGCGCGTCCCTCGCCGGTCGGCAGCTTCACCGCGCTCGTGACTCTTTCACTCTCCTTGGCGATCAACTCGTTCAAGGCGATGAAAACCTGGCTCGGGTCCTTGGTCGGCAGCGCCTTGATCGCCTTCTCGATGTCGTCGAACGGCCCCAGGTCCAACTCCACCACATCACCCGGCTTCGGCCTGATCTCGTTGGTACCGCGAACGCCTTTTGCCTTGATCCAGGCTTGAATGTTGCCGTACATTCCCGCATCGAACAGAATGTTCCAGCCGGCCCGCAGCGCCTTGGTCTGATTGCCTAAAAGATGTACGAACCCCAGGTGCATGAACCCGAGGTCGGACGGGATCATACCGTAATGGACATATTCCGGCTTGCGCTCGAAATACTCGTCGCCGAACCGCCACTTGCGGCGGATGTCCAGCACCTGGTGGGTGGTTTCATCCCAGGTCACCATGTAGGAGATCGGCACGTCGCCCGGCGCGTCGCGCTCCTCGTAGTCATAATCGTCCATACAGAGATCAGTCGTGGTCTGCAACATCGTGCGCGGAATGTCCGACGGCCGGGTCAAAAACGGCGAGGTCCCCAAGGTCTCGTCCTGACGCCGCTGCACCGCATCGCGGTTCAGCATCGGCTGCGCCATGTCGACATCACGCCAGCCGCCCCAGCGCATCATCCGACGCACCTGACCGTGCGTCATCTCGCTCCGCTGCGTCACCCGGATCGCGGTGTCCAAATCCGACGCGTCCTCGCTGACAATCAAATCCTCAACCGAAATACAGTCCCCGGCCGGACGCCGCTTCAACGGATGCTTGTAGATACGTTTGAATAGATTGCCGCGAAAGTTCAGCCCCCAGATTCCGCGATCGAAGTCGGGGTAATACTCCGGCGCGGTCTTGGTCAGGAACCGGTTCATGTCGTGCGCGAAGCTCCGCGCCAGGTCGTCCTCGGCCTCGCCCCCGTCCGCCGGCTCCTCCACCTTGCACGGACCGCGCGCCGGCATCAGTTCCCCAGCCATCGCCGCCTGGCCCTCGACCACCGCCGTCAACAACAACGGATGGCCCAGCCGCGACACATTGCCGCCACCCGACCCGTGCCCGTCCTTCTCGATCTTCAGCCCCAGCAAGCCAATCCCGTCAGCCTGCATCTCCAGCGCCTCGGCACGCGACCGCTGGTCCGCCGCCACCTGCTCCGCCAGGTCATGCCCCAACCCGAACAGGTCCACCCGATCGTCCAGCGCCAGGTTCTGGTCGAAGTCAGCGCGCGTGCCACGCCGACGGGTGTGGATAGCTGGGGCCGCCAGGCCATCCGGGCCGTCCCCGCCCCCGATGGTCATCGTGCCGTCTTCGCCGATGGTGATGCTGGCGACCCGGTTGCCAAGCCCCAGAGGGTCAGAATCAGGGGCTTCCGACGGGTCCGCCCTGCGGTCCCGCACCGTGTAGCCTAAATCCCGACTTCTGGTAATGTCCTCAGACACTTAGGCCATGCCCGTTGCCACCCCGTTACGGACGCACCGTACCTTATAGTACTGTGCATCACAGAGTGCCGGTGCGGGCGCCGCATCCTCGGCGCCACAACCCTACGCCGCCGCTGCCCTATTCGTCCACCGCTTCGCCACGGGTTGCCTTGACCCGATCCTCCTCGGCAGCCCACGCCAGGGCATCGAGCCCGCGACGGCTCAGCCGCGCCGCTACCCCAGGAACCCCGGTCTCGCCGCGCTGCTCCTCCGCCCCGCCCCACTCAATCCGCCACAACTCGAATTTCACCCCGATCTCGACCCAACCCAACTGCCGCAATCGCACAGGACCCGTCCCAGGCACCTGACGCCAAATACGGTCGTACTCGCAGCCAGGAAACCAACCCAGCCAACTCGCGAACTCCCGCAACGCAGCAATGTCCGCCGCAGTCCCGTCCCGACCCGCCGCATCGAACCCGGTCATGCCCGTCCTCCTCACGCCACCCCATACGCCTCAGCCACCCCAACCTCACGCGACCGCCCACCAGGAAACACCAGCCCGACATCCCGCTCCGCCTCGCTGCGCTCGAACTCCACCGAGGTCTGCAACCACCCGGTCTTCCTCAGCCGCTCCAACCCATGCGCCCCAGCGTCCGTCAAATCATCATGCGGCGCCCTCGGAAACAGCGCCATCTCGTCGATCACCATCGACGCATACTTGCGGTTCGGCGCAAACACCATCCGATCCGAAAACAACCCCTGCACCCGCAACAGCCGAGCCCGCTTGTCCCCCTCCGCCTTCACCACCTTGGTCGTCCACTCCCCGTCCCGCGCCCGCCGACCAACCTCCTGCGCCGCCGATATCCCCGACGCCTTGCCCTCGATAATCAACTCATTCGCCTCGCGACCCTTGGTCCGACACGTATCCAATATCCGGTTCACCAGCCCATTGATCTCCAACCGGTCCCGCCAAGCATTCACCAACATCACCCGATTCCGCTTCGCCCGGTCCTGAAACACCCCCCACACCACACACCCACTCGGATCGTTCTCCTCCTTCGTCGTGTACGCCCCGTCCACACAGACCAGCACATATTCGAACCTCGGGAACCGCAGCCGACCAATCACCTCCCCATTCTCCAACGTCACCGGCCGAACCCACTGATCCTCCTCCCCCGGCGGCGGCCATATCTGCCACCAGCTTCGCTGAATGATCCCGCCACCGCGCGGCTCCGGCGCCTGCTGAATCTGGCTCGCGAACGCATACGGCCCCAACGCCTCGTCCACCGCCCTCGCCCCGGCGCCATACCGCTCCGGCCAAAAGCTCTCCCCCTCCTCCGTCCTCGGATCGGTCCAGAATTCGTGCCCCTGCACATACGTCGTGCAATGACGCTCCGGCTCGTACCACGACGGAATCATCAGGTGGACGACATCTTTGCCGGCAGTTTCAAGCCAATAGCCCGACAGGTCCCGATCGCCCTGCCGCTGCATGATCATCACCTCACCGGCCGTCTTCGGATCGTTCGCCCTGGTGCTCCAAATCTCCTGATACCCCCGAATCACACTCTCCGCCTGCACCTCACTGTCCACCTGATTCGGCTTGGAAGGGTCATCAAGCAGCAGAAAGTCACCTCCACGACCCAGCGACTCGTCAACGCCAGTCGACACCCGGCTCCCACCAGCCACCGTGTCATACTGCTGCTGATTGTCCCGATCCTCGCGAATGACAACCCTGTTCCCCCACCGCTCCTGATACCACGCTCCGCCAATCAGCCGACGCGCCGTCACCGCATCTATCTGCGCCTTGTTCGCCCCATACGACCCACACAGAAAACGCACCGTCGCTCCGCTTCGACCCCGCACGTCCGGCAACGTCCATACCCAACTCGGCCACGCAATCGCCACCGCACTCGTCTTGCACGACCTCGGTCGAATGTTGATCAACAGCTTCCGAATGTCCCCTCGCGTCACTGCCTCCAGGTGCGCGCAGATCGCCTCCAAATGCCACCCACCCACGAACGGCGCCGGATCAAAGTGCGGCCACGCCGTCTGGAGGTAGGTATAGAGACTCGCTTCGCACCGCGCCGCCTCCTCCTCCCGCTCCATCGAACGCAACTCGTCGAGCAGAAATCGACCCCGCTCCGCCTCAGTTCCCGCCGGCAAAAATCGTGCCAATATCTCCTCCAGCGCAGAGGCGGAAAGATCAGGAGCCGCATCGAACGAGAAGGGCGGTGAGACAGGTGCATCTGGCATGAGAAACGCCCCATGGGATGAAGTGGCGATTCCTGATGGTGGAATTTTTTTCGGAGACGGTCGAGACCCCCCAAGTCGATTATGCGGGTCCCCTCTCCCACCACGGGGGGTGGGGGTGCGCCCGCGTGAGGGATGGCCAGGGGACGGCATCGTCCCTCACGAGCGCGAGCGCGCACACGCGACGCGCGCACACACACGATCGAGCGGCGGCGATTGCAACTGTGGGTTACGTCCGATAATCGGCATTTGAGGACGCTATCGCGTGGGCTGCGCCTCGCCGACCGCAACCGCGAGTAGCTGCGCCAGCGCGCGACGCTGCTCCGGCGAGAGCGCCGACAGGTCCGCGCGCACGCGCTGCTCATCGGCCGCATGATCGCGGACCTTTCCCGCACCGCGCAAGATGACCGCTTCACAGGCGATTAGCGCCACGCGTTCATCCTCGGACTCAACAAGCTCGATCAGCCGCGCCATCGCGCG